CGCGCTGCTCGTCTCAGAAACTCGTGGGATTTCAACACCGTATGGGTGTCGCACATCTGACACCCCGCGTCATTTCGCATGACGCACCGAGTCAGCTATTGAACACCGACGACGATTAGAAACGCCCCTGCGACACCATACTGAACAAGGTCACCGCCCACTCTGCCTCCTGAGCTCTGCAATCCCCTGCATCAACTCCCCCTCCGTCATCCCCATCTCCCCCGCCGCCCTCACCGCCTTCCCTAGCGCCCTCCTGACCTCCCTGGCCACCAACGTCCTATGCCTGCCAACCGCATCGCCCGTCTGCTCGTTGGTGTGCTCGCCCACGCGATCGATCTCGTCCAGCGCACAGCTCGGTACGCCGCGCACACGCGTCAGTACTAGCGCCGAGCTCGAGCCATACACGTGCTCTGGCAGCGCCCTGTCCATTGCCAGCCCATCCGGCGTCAGCCGTGCGCGTGCAAGAAGGCACGCCCGACGAGCATCATCGTTCAGTGCGAGCCCATCGCGCGCGGCTCGAGCAAGAGCGTCCTCGTCGAATATCAGAACGAGCTCGTCGTAGTGCAGTTTGTTCAGCCAGTGCTCGAGCATTCCCGCCCTGACATTGAACAGCCCGCCATCGCGGTCGATGTAGACTTTGACCTCCCGTTCCACCTCTAGCCCGCGCCACTGCAACCAGGATGGCCTGACCGTGGTTCCCGGTCGCTCGGCGCCAGCGTCCCCGCTAACGGCCAGAGTCAGTCCCTTCTCGTCCCGCGGCACACTGCCAAGCCCTGGCCTACCAGCTCGATGCTCTGCGTCGACGAGGGCGAGGTGATAACGGCAACGCAGGTGAGGGCACGGACGCTGCGTTGGACAGTCGGCGCGCGTTGCGGGTACACCTGCAGTCGCCTGCCCCGAGAACCGCACGTCTGGCACGAGTTCTGGCTGCAGTACCGGCAGCCGATACCGCGCACGCTTGGCCTGCCGCGCCTTCGATGCCCGCTTGCTGATGGCGTTGGCGCGGTGAGTGAAGCCGGGGAGGGATTGCTGTGTCATGGCATACGCCAGTAGGTGTCAACCTCGATAGGCGTGTTGTCTGTGCCGTCGTGGTACTCGTCCCAAACCCACTGCTCGTCGGCGATGACAGCACCCGATGACTCGGACAAGTAAGCGCCCAACCGCTGCATGACGTCCTGGGCGCCATCCCCATACGCACGCTCAAACGCATCCGACAGCGACGCGAGAACGGGCGCTGAGATGGGCGGTTTTGGCAGGTCATTGCTAAGCCCCAGCGCATCAGCAATCCAGAATCCGACCTTCCCAAGATCGAACACATCGCGCCTATCACGGCGGACGGCGTACCAGACTGTCCCCATCTGCCAATCCTCCCCAGCGCAACACCCGCGCTGTGGGACTATCTTTGATGGAATGGGATCAATACGTCAATCAGACTTCAAAACTAGACAAATCTGAGACTGCTTGAAGTGCCAGTGTCGGCGCTTTCTGCGCTTGGTGTCCTCGTGGTGAAACTTGCACTCGTCATCATCCTCAAGTGCAGCACTGGTACAGCCGGGGTACTCGCAGCGCCTCACTCGCGGCGGGGCGCACTCGTCGCATAGCCACGCGTCCCCGCACTCCTTGCCGCACCCCACCCGCATACAGCGTCCAGTCGGGGCGAGCAGGGCTTTGCGGTCGGGGTAGGTCATGCTGCCCTCCTCTGCTTGAGCCTGTACACCGCGCCGAACCCCTGGACCCACTCGCGCTCAATCTCGCCCGCATCGACGAGGTATTGCACCCTCGCGGATACCACGATCGGATCCTCGTCCATCGCGACAGCCAGATCGCCGAGCTGCGGTCGATCCAGAAAGCGAAGCGCCTGAAGGATTCGCCCTGTCGTGCTCTCGGAATGCTTGCGCGCATTGTCTAGGTCAAGACATGCGCGGCAGCCCTCGCTGGATCTACGGCCGTTGAGCGGTCGTCCGCAGTCGCATTCTCCTTGTGGCTTTCTCATGCGGCCCTCCTGGCCCGTGCCCATGCGTTCTTCTGCTCCTGGTGCCGCGCTGCCCACGCCGCATCGGCCCGCTTGCGAGCGAACCACTCACGCTGGTACGCGTTGCGCTTGGCACGAAGTCGCGCGTTCAACTGCCTGCGCTCCCTGTGCCGCTGTTGTCGCTCGCGTTTGCGGCGCTGACGGAGCCACACGAACAACTCCAGCTGCGCGCTGACGTCGTAGAAGTCGGGCTCGGATAGCTCGCGGAAGAGCTCGGCGATGCCTGTCATGACGCCTTGCGCTCCTTCGGGAACAACGCCCCATCCTTCATATAGACGCCGTCGACAGAACCCTCGGCGATCCACTTCGCGAGAGATGACCGCGCCCCGGCTTGGCTTGAGTAGTGGTGTGAGATGTCAGCGATCGCGTCCTTCAGGCGAACCCCGGGCTCTCGGCTAACGCGCCGGGCCAGTTGCTCGCAGGTATTGCGAAACGGCGTCCATCTACCCGCCGCTCCGACGGCGCCAGCCTTGGCGTGCGTCTTGTGCTCAGGCTGGAGTTTGCTGGCGAGTTCGACCGGGCGGCGGTTCCATCGGCGACTCCAAACGATTGAGTCAACCTTCGGGGCGCCGTAGTCATGGCGGCTATTCTCCCAGCCCGGCTCGCCGAGTTTGACGCTAAGTAGCCCGACGCCGATTGCGTCACACAGCATGCCGACGTCACGGATATTCCGCGTGTACGGCGCAGCAAGAAAGACGCGATGTCCGAGTCGACGACGCTCGTATGCTTGGCAGACCAGCGCGAGGCTCAGCGACGTCTTGACCTCAACGATCCAGACCTCGGCCCGCATGCGCGCCACGATGTCAGCGACGCCGCCGCGAACCGTGACCTCCTGATACACGTCGGCGCCCAGCGTTTCGAGCCAAGCAACGACGACCTCTGCAACCTCTTGCTCTGAGCGCTTCATCGCTCCCCCTTCCCCTGCTCATACGGCCGCCACCCATACGGGCGCGGGACCTTGCCTGTGCCGTCGCAGGACGTGCAGGGGCGTGTGCGGACGTACTCGACGATCGTCTCGGTGCGGACGCCCCAGCCCGAGCAGAGCGGGCAGACGCGGTCGTAAACGAGCAGCCAGCTCACAGCACATGCTCCTGGCACAAATACCCCTCCCCATCCGCCGTGTACCCCCAGCCCATGCCGCGCACCCACAGCGGGATCGCGTCCTCGGGCGGCGCGACCTTGATCGAGATGGGCGGCGCGCAGCAGCCCGGCGCGTCGCAGTAGACGGTCAGCGCAGGCTCGGACCGGGCGACCTTGACCACGTCGCGGGTGATGGAACGGAGGCGCTCGAGCTCGTGAAGGAGGGCGTTGTTCTTGGCCTGGACGGCTTCGTACTTGGTGCGCAGGGCGCGGTTCTCGGCATCGATTTCTCGGCAGGCGTCTTCGAGGTCGGCGCTCATGACTCGCCTCCCAGCAGCTTGTACAGTTCGGCTAGCGTATCGCTGTCGCCGGCCGTGAACTCATCTCGCCCGCGCCGCCACGCGATCTGTAGCGCCTCTCTTAACCCCGCCCGCAGTCGCACGCATTCAAGCGCCACGCGGCGGTTCTCGGCGCGTAGGCGTTCGATCTCGGCGTAGTCGCTTGGTAGTCCGTATTCCATCTCTATCCCTTTCTCGGCGCCCATACGCGCGCCAGCAGTTGTTGTCGTCACGCCGCACCGCCGAACATGTCGACCTGGATCGGCCGGGACAGTCGTCGTGTGGCTTCGTTGAATGCGTCGGCGTCCATCTCGGACCCGATCGCGCGTCGGTTGTTGGCGACCGCTGCGGCCAGGGTCGAGCCCCAGCCGGCGAACGGGTCGCAGATCAGATCGCCGGGTCGCGAGTAGTCGCGGACGATTGCGTTCATCAACCACGCCGGTTTGCCGCGCCCGGTACCGGATTCGCGGCTCGGCGTGCCGATGTACGCGCCCGGCAAAGTCCCCCATGTCGCAAATGCTCGCGTGCTTGGACGCGCGACCATCGCGTACAGCGTCCACGAGCTCGGACCGTCGCCGCCAAGGCGCACCGTCATCCCTCGGATGACGCACGCGACCGGCGCAAACGAATATCGACCAACCGCGCGATACGCGGACTGCCATGCCGCGATCAGGTCGCTCGACGTGAGGGCAACCATCCACCCCCTGCACCGATCAGCCGATGCGGCAACGAACGCGGACACGTCGGCCTCGGTCCAGTGTTGATAATTCGGGGCCTCTCCTCCTGGTGTCGTCGCGTCGTACCGCTGTCCATGGGCGCCATCATGAGTGTGCGAACCATACGGCGGGTCGCACACGATCGCGTCGACCTCGACGTCCGCCAGTTCGTCCTGCCACTTGCCGAGTCGCAGCTCCCATCCGGGGCCGGTGGAGATCACTTCCGCCCCTCCAGCTCCGCTTGGATGTCGGCCAGTGCGAGGCGCTCGGCGTCCGCACGTGACATCCCGCCGTCAAACTGCATAATCGCGGCGCGCTCAGCCCACCATTCCTGAATCACCAGCACATTGACGCAGTGCGTTTCGGCGAGGTGTTCGAGTTGGTTTGAGAGGGGGCTCATTGTGCCACTCCTGGAACAGTGTGTTGAGTGCCTAGCGTGCCCGCTGCGAGCTTATCGGAATAGGTAACCGCGACTGCGAGCGCCTGCCAAACGTCCGCCTTGAAGCCAAAGAGCGGCCCTGGTGAGGCCTTGTTGCCCAGTGCCGCCTTCTTGCCGCCCCAGCGGTCCAAGAGAGCCTGTCGAACGTTACCGTCCTTGGCGCGAGATGAGCCGCAGAGGTGGAGTTTGACATCGCGGCGGTAGACGAACGACCACGGACCGCCCCATGCCTGAATGAACCGGCCGATCCAAACGCAGGTCTCGAAGACCTCGGCGCCAACTGGCATCCCGTACGATGCGATCATCTCGATCGCGAGCGGAAAACGTGGCGCGACGCCACGCGGATCTACCCGGTAGTTGAGATAGAGCAAATCGGCGTTGTCTTCCTTGCCGAATGACTTCGGGCTTCCGTCGGCGTAGAGGACCCATGCGCTCTGCTCGTTGCCGGGGTCGATAGCGAGGATGCTAGACACGCTTCGCCGCCTTCCGCTCTGCCCGTGCCTGCTCCAGCACACGCAGATACGCCTCCTTGGCTTCACGCTCTGCGCTGGTCTCCATGACGGCGACCCATGCGCGGCGGGCGGTTTCGATGTCGATTGCCTTAATCATATTCACTCCATGCGGGTCGTCGGGCCGTCCCACTTCGCCTTGACGCGCCCGATCTGGCCGTTTGAATTCTTCAGGATCAACAGGTCAACTCGCGCCTCGAACTCGGGATCTGTCGGCGGCGAGCAGAAATGCTTGGTTGTTCCCTTTGGGCATTCACACGGGTAGTCAATGCCTCGTTGCGGCGGGCCATAGACCGAGCCGCGATAGACACCGACAACGCACTTGCTGCGCTCCTCAAGCGAACCGGACTCGCGCAGGTCGGCCAGCATCGGCCGCTTGTCGTCCCGCTTCTCAAGTTCGCGGTTGAGCTGCGACATGACCACGTAAGCCATCCCGTCCGCCTTCGCCGCGTCCGCCAGCGTCGTGATCGTCTCGCCCAGCGCCTCGTGCGTGCTCATGCGCGGGTGAGGCTTCCGAACGAGCTGGATGTAGTCGACGATGACGACCTTGGTCTTGTTGTCTCGCTTGCGGCGACGGACCGAGCGGACGATTTCCTCAGCGGTCACGCCCGAGCGGTCGTCGAACAACCAGCCTTGACGACGAGCAAGCTTGCGCAGCGCATCCTGCACGTTCTGGAACTGCCCCTTTTGCATCTGGCAGGTCCGGATCGTCTCGGCGCTGACCGTGCTCTCGCGTGATAGCGAGCGGTCTGCGTAGGCTGCCATCGTGTCTTCCAGCGAGAACACGTGAACGCCGTGTCCGGCAGAACTGGTTGCGTCGGCCGTCGAGAGCCCGAGCGATGACTTACCCATCGCGGGACGGGCTGCCACGATGCTGACGATGCCGGGCTGCCAGCCGCCTAACTTGCGGTCGAGCTCGGCGATGCCAGTCGGGAAGCCGGTGAGCGTGCTGCCGCCACGTTGCCGCTCGGCCTCCTGCGCCTCGATCTCGCGGACCCGGCGCTTGACGATCTCGCCGATAGGTAGCGCGTCCTCGGGTTGCTCGGCGTCCAGGCGGGACGTCATCGCGAGGACCAGCCCGAGCATCTCGGCGCCGGTCACCTCGCTGCGCTTGCCCCTCTCGACCACGTCAGACAGTCCGGTCATGAGCCGCCACCGAAGCGCGTTGTCCTTGAGCCGCTTGGCGTACTCGATCGCGTTGCCGATAGTCGGCACCTTGAGCGCGCACTCGCCGAGCCAAGCGAACCCGACCTGGTCGGCCTTGCCCATCTTGGCGAGCTCGTCGCCGATGGTCGTGACGTCGATCGGCGCGTTGACGGCTTCCAGGTTGCGGATAGCGGTCCAGGCGACTTGCGGCCGGTAGTTCTGGAAGTCCTCGATCTCGAGCGTCGGCAGCAACGACAGGGTGTCCGCCTTGAGCAAGACCGCACCGATGACGGACATCTCGAGCTGCGAGACGGTGTCTGCGTCGTCGCTCATAGGTCTTTGATCTTTCGGATGGGCTGCTGCGGCGCGCCGCCCCACAGGTTGGGTTGCTTGCGCTTGGCCTGGGACAGAAGCCGATTACGGAACGTCTGGTCCCAGTTCTTCTTGGGGCGCCCGTCGCCGAGCCAGTACGCGAAGAACTCGGCGGCCTCGGCATCGCAGTCGAGTCCGAGTTCGGCGGCCTGTGCCCGCTCCTCATCCCGCGGCTTCCAGTCGTCCGGGATGCCCTTGCGGCGTTTGACCGGCTCGCCATCGGACACCTGCGCAGCAGGTGGTGATGATGATCTAGTCTTATCTAGTCTAGTCTTATCTGTGTCACACGCGTCACCGTGACGTTGCGTGACGTCACGCGCGTCACATGCTTTGTCACTCTTTTCTACCTTCTTGTTTTCACGCCACTTTGCAGTTCGAGCCGCTCCGTTGCTGTTGTCCTTGCCCCATCCATCCTTCCAACTGACGATCACATACGACGCGCCATCTTTCACGAGTAATCCGGCTGTGACAGCGGCCGTCACACCCGTCACAGCCTCGTCACACGACATCTGCAGCAGGTCGGCGACGTACCAAGGCTCGAGCTCATCGGCAGGGATTCGGCCGGCAACGGGGTTGCCCGGTTCCGCGTTCCTCCGAAGCGCGAACAAGAAGACCTCACGACCCAGCCGACCCGCCTTGCGGATCTTGGGATGGGTATCGAGGTTGCTCGCCACCTTGCACCAGTGAGCGGCCATTTACGCACCCGCCCTTTCTGCTTCCACGATCGCCGCCTGCGCCCTCTCATCCTGCTCAGCCCTCACCCGCCGCGCGCACTCGCCGCAGATCTGATACTCGCTCGGGTGCATCGGACGCGGCCGGGTCAGCAGCACCGCGCCGTGACCGATCTCGTCGGTCGTGCGGCGGCACTGGATGCACGTACTAGACGTCACGAGTCGCCTCCTCCACGAGCTTCCGCACGCTCCAGCCGCGCTCCTTCGCCGCCTTCTGGAACGCCTCGTACTTCTGCGCGTTGACGCTGACCGTGTACTTGCGCGCCAGCCGCTTCGCCTTGCGCTTGCGAGGCGTGGGCGGGTTGCAGTGGAGGCAGAAGGGGCAGCTCATGGCTGCACCGCCTTGAACTCAACGACCCAGACCCAAGGATTGGCGTCCCAGGATTCCTGTCCGTTCAGTTTGATCCAGAGATCGCCGAACGCGGATAGCGGCGAGCCAAGGCATTGTCCGCAGTCCTCGGGGGATTCCATCGACCACCGATTCTGGTGCGGGCTGTCGGAAAACAACTTGGACGTCGGGATGCCGTCGAAGCGACGCGCTCCTTCCGCGATCGCGTCGTCCCTGGTCATCGCGTGCAGTCGCTCGACGCGCACGGCGGTTATCTCGAGCGAGATGCGCGACAGTACACGCGGCATAAAGATGGATGGCTTACACCTCGTCGTTAGGCCGTATTCGTCGTCGTGGTACTCGCGGATCCCGTCCGTCGCCACGTACCCGATATCCCAGCCGTCTCGTGATGTGTAGTCGGGCCGCCGCTCGCGATGTTCTGCCCAGATCGGCTGCCAGGTTTCTTTCACCCACAACCGGTCGCCGCGCTCGCCGTAGGGGCAGCGCATCGGCACACTAACGACGCCGCGAAGCCCATCGCAATCGAAGCTGACGCCGTACTCATCGCTCTTGATCGGCGATCCGTACTCGCGAGCTAGTCGCGTCAGTGTCTCTGGATCTCCGGGCTCGCCAGCATTGAGAATGTGCCGAGGCTTCACGATCCTCCGCGTCTGCGTCTTCCTGCCTTCGAGGATCGCTCGCACCATGGGCGCACTGAAGAGAATGGGCCGCCCCTTCACGGCTCCGTCCCCTCCACCATCGGCGCCACTGCCTCGTCAAACTTGCGGATGGCCTCGTCGTGGATGAAGCAGCGGAGGCGTTCGGCTCTCTGTTGCGCCCTCTCCGCGACCCACGTCTCCACGATCGATCGCGCGTGGTCCATGCCACTGTTGAACCAGCGCCGCTCGTTACGGTCGTCTGTGCCGTGACTGGACTGGCTTTCGATGTAGCGATCGTTGTGGAGCTGGTCGAGAAGGCGCTGTTCGTCGGGCGAGATGCGGAGTTGTTGTGTGGTGATCACATCAACCCCCTTGATGCCGCGCCGTCGATGAGCAGCGATTCTAGGATCTCGTTTGCGTGATCGAGTGACGCGGCCCTCGCGGCGTCCCTCGCGGCGTCCCTCGCGGCGTCCCTCGCGGCGTCCCACGCGGCGGCCCTCGCGGCGGCCCTCGCGGCGGCCCACGCGGCGTCCCTCGCGGCGTCGTTCGCGGCGTCGTTCGCGGCGTCGCACGCGGCGTCGTTCGCGGCGGCCCGGAGGTCCTCGTTGCCGGTCTCCATGAACTCGCGCACGACATCAGGCGCATCCGGCCACAACGGCAGGGCTTCCAGAGCCGCCAGCCGCGCGAACGTCCAAAGTTCGTCCGTGCAGTCGTACCCCCACAGCGCGGTCCGCTTGCGGCACACGAACTTGTCTCCGTGGTCGACGATATTTTCGCACTCGACGAGCGTGACGACCGGGCCGCGCGCGTACGACAGCGCGTCAATGGCGCGAGTCGATGCGTGCAGCCCAGAGTGGCAGGCGAGTAGTTCGCCCCTATGGACGAGAGGCTCGCCGATCTTGACGAGCAGACCGCCCGATGAGGTGGTCCAGTCGGCGTTAAGAAAATGAAAAGCGATACGGTTCATTCGGTTCCCTTTTGGATGCGCTACGCGCGTCACGGTTCGATTCCGTTAGGTGCGCCGCCCACCATGGAGGCGCGGTTGGGATGTGGCCGCGTTGCGAGGACTCGAACCTCGCGGGACCGGGACGCGGGGGTTAGGCGACCCGAGAGACGGACTCGGACCGCGGCATGATTACGATCTCGCTGTTCTTGCGGCGCTGGTCGTTCTTGGCTTTAGCGATCGTGTACGTGAGCGCGACTGATTCGATGTCAGCCCACGAGTACAGATCGCGAATCACTGCGTGGTCGTCGTAGCTGAGAACCCACGGAGCCCGGCACGACTTCAACGACAGCGAGAGGCGACGATGATCCTCGTCGGACATGTTGTGCTTGTAGAGCTGTCCGCCCTTCTCGTAGTACGGCGGGTCCAGGTAGATGAACGCGGTCGGTGGCGCGTTGTCCGTGAGATCTGCGAAGTCCAGACGTGTCACCCGGACGCGCTCGAAGCGGTTGAGTAGACGGTGCCGCTCTCTGATCGCGTTGCAGTGTCGAGTCGCGTGCCAGCGGCATGAGACGTTGTATTCGCTCGACTGAGATCGTCCGCCGATGGGTCCACCAGCCATCGCGCCGAGACCGCTGAAACTGATCTGATGGAGTGCGAACTTCTGGAATCCGGTCCGAACCACGTCCATATCGGTCCGCCCGTCCTCATCCTTGAACTTATAGAACGCGTCAGTTGTCGGGATGAACTCGCGTACCATCTCGATCAGTTCGTTGGGGTTCTCGTGGACCGACTTCCAGAGGCACACCATCGCGTAGTCTTTGTCATTGATCCAAATCGACGAACTGCGCGGTAGTTGACGAATGACATCGAATCCGACAGCCCCGCCGCCGAAGAACGGCTCGCGATATTCCAGTCGATTCGACTGCCATAGTTCATCGACAACAGAGTGCGGAAAGAACCGCATGATCTTATCTGTGATCTTGTCCTTGGACCCCGGGTACCTAATCAAGCTGCCCTCCAGAACTGGAATTCCTCAACGAGTTGAGACATCGGGCGCAGTTCGCGCTCGTCGATGTCGAGATTCCACCACTCCCCGCGTGTCGATTTCACGAGTTTGGAGAGCAGGCGGAATTGGCTACGTGTCTGCCATCCAAGCAGGTGGATTTCGCGCTCTGAAATGAGCTTAGAGAACGCCACGTAGTCCGAGACGATCTCCTTGATGCGACGACGATCGTCGAGTCGTCTCACCAGGTACCTCTCGCCGGTGACGCGGGTCTTGAGCTCAACCGACATCCCGGCGATCTCGATGTCCCTGCCGCCGTCTCCACGAATGCGCAACTCGCCGTCGACCGCGAGTTTGGTTCCGAGTCGCTTGTTCAGGTAGGAGCAGAGCCCGTGTTCACCGAGTAGACCGCAGAAGGCAGGATTCCTGATAAGCCCGCGCCCCCACGTGTCCTGTCGATGTGCGTATCCGCGAAACGAATTACGACGCTCTGCGATGAGGCGGACATACTCGACCTCTGATGCCGAGATGGTCACGACATCCGGTGACGGAGGGACCTTGCCCTTGCCCTCTACGAGGCTCATTGCGACTCCATTTCATCTGCGACCTCTCGAAGGATTGACGGGATGTGCCTGTGTTGGTCGGACGGCCAGCGATCGACGAGTCTGGTGATTGCGTCGCGCAGGTGACCAGACTCGACGAGGAGATGGAATGGGTCCTCTTCCTTGGGCGCACGCAGTGTGGCGAGCGCCTTTGATTTGGTGATCTCACCCACGCGCAACGATTCGTAGGTTTCGTCGTCGAGATCCGCTATGCGCTGGGACTCGGATGACAACTTCTTGGAAATGCCGAGGTCGCTGAGGGTTGGGACGCTTGACTTAGGTACCGACGAGGAACCTAAGTCAGGTCTGCCGCCGTGAGGTGCGTTTGGTGTCTGCTTGAGGTGCTCGCCAAGCACTCGCTGTGCATCGAGTTTGATACCCGCAGCGTATCGCTCTGCCTCGATGCCGAGCCCAAGTCGCTTGGCGTACTGCTCCGCCACGGACGCCATGTCCATCACACGCTTGGCAGACGGGGCATCGTGGATCTCCGCGAGCATGCGCGTTGCGTCGCTCAGCTTCGCGAGTGCATCGTCACTGCGAACAGCGACTGACGTCGCCAGCGACTCCATCTGCTTGCGCTCCGCCGCCGTGTAGATCTTAGAGACCGCAGCGCTCATAGCCCCAACTCCTTCCTCATGATTGCGAGCAGCGCCGGACACTGACGTTCCATCCACCCGAGCACCTCGGGCAGCGCCTCGTCGGCCGTCTTCACGCGCTTGCGCTTCGGCTCCTCGTACCCGTGCTGCTTCGACATGATGTCGAGGTACTCGCGTACAAGTGCGTCGGGACACATGCGGAGCACGACCGCGATCCAGCGCGCCTTGATGTCCTTGCGCTGCTTGGCGTCGAGCGCGTCGCTCAGGTTGCTCGCAGTGATGTTGAGATAGAACGCGACTTCCTTTGCGCCGACCGCGGCAACGGCGCGCTTGAACCAGTCCTCGATATCGGACCAGTCACCGCTACCCGTAGAGACCGGGTCGAATGAGATGGGGAGTTGCATCTACGCGATTCCCTTGATGCGGAAGCCTGCGTGGATTTGTTCCGCACGGTTCCGCAGGATTTTTGACGCAAAAAAATGCAGGGTTGAGTCAACCCATGAAAACGAGTACTCGCCCGCATCGACAGCGCCGGCACTCAATGGGAGCGTCGGGATCACGATGCTCGCCTCTGCCGCTCAGCCACGAACGCAGCGATCAGGCGCGCGGCGTCAATTCCGTACACCTTGGCGGCGCGCCGCAGGTCGCGCGGCATGGACTGGCCGCCCTCCCATCGGGTCACGCACGGCTGGGTCACGCCCATGGCTGCGGCGATCTGGTCTTGGCGTTTCCCTGAACGCTCCCGAGCATCCCTAAGCAGGTCACGCAGGAGCTGCGGCTTCGGCATACTCCATCCCATAACTGAAACTACTAACGCCGGTCAAGGACCAACATGCCTGAAGATTATAAGCGAGTGTGGTCAACTGTCCGCGTGACCGACGCCGCAGACGAGAAGCCACCAGAGTTAGCCACGAACGACACGTGGCGCGGGATCATGGCGCGAGCTCGAAAGGACCATGATCTCAGCCAGCAACAACTGGCCGACAAGCTCGGCAGCACGCAGGCGGCCGTGTCCAAGATCGAGAGCGGGGAGATCCGATCAAGTACGCTGGTGATCCCCATCTGCACTCTGCTTCAGATCCCGCTACCGGAGTATCTGGCCAACGAAGAGGACCGCCGCTGGCATCAGATCGGACGTGCGCTACGCCACAGGAGCCCCGAGATGGCAAAGCGCATCGCCGCGCTCTGCGAGTCCTTGGCCGACGCAGCCGAGCTCGAAACGGGGGACATGCCGCCCGTGCCGTCCAAGAAGCCCTAGACCGTTGACTCGGCGCATGTCGTGCGCGTAAGTTGCGCCCTCTATTCTGTGAAGGGGGGGATGGTGCAACAAAGCGCGGAGGATAACGGTGGGAGACGACGGCGCGTTTGATGATAGCGATGTCAGATGGTCGGCGGATGCTGTGCAGATGTTACTGCAAGAGCGAGAGACGCCCGAACCAATCAAGGATGCTGAAGCGTGGAGGCTCGCAGGCGCCAGGTTGCGCCGCGTCTCCCCGGAGATCTACGCGCAGATCTGCGCGGTGATCATCGCGTCGTTTCCCGACGACGACGAAGAAATTATGCACTAAAGTTATCTCGATTGTTGACCGCCGAGCGGCGTTATTATAACTATGGGGCATGTCCAAGCCCCAAAGTTATGGCCGCTGGCACGGCGCCGACGAGACGGAGTGGAGGGAGGAGAAGGAACCCTCCTACATGCACCGCGCCCCCGAGCGCGTTGCACTGCGCGAGAATCCGGCGTTCGACCCGCGCGTCTGCACAACCTGCAGCGAACCGGCGCGCGATTGCACGTGCTGCAAGTTCTGCAACGAGCCCGCCGTAGCCGTTCGGCTGTGCGCGGCGCATCACCGCGAAGAGGTGGAGCGCGAGCAGGCCGAGTCGATCAAGCAGACGGCGTGGCTGGTCGCTCAGATGGCGATGGTGGCGCCGTGAAGAACGACCCGAAGCACTACCGCGAGATCTCCGTCCCGTTCGACAGCGTCGAGGCTGCCAACAAGGCTCTCGCTGCGTTCTTCGAGAACGTCGAAGCCGCGCGAAACAAGCACCGTATCCCTGACGTGGTAACGCTCTGTGAGATCTCACACGTCCTCGATGGAGAGGAGCTGCGCGGCAGCGCTTCGTCGTTTCTCGGCGACTCATCGCGCGTCGTGACGATCCTCGCCCGTGAGTACGGCGCAGAGCAGCAACGCCACGAAGAGCGGATCGCGTTGATCATGGCTCACGCTCGGAAGGCGGTGCGCAAGTGACCCTCGACCGCGCCACGATCCTCCTCTCGCTCGTCGAAGCCAGCAAGGCGCTCTCGGCAGCCCATGCCGCCGCGCGTCGCATGGGTGATGTCGAACTGGCCACGTACATCGCGGACCTCGCGGCCGATTGCTACGCGACCATGTGCGACGTCAGCAAGCGCCGCGATGAGCGGATGGCGGTGGTGTCGTGAGGAACTGCAAGCAATGCGGAGAGCCACTCCAGGCGCTAACGTCGGTCGCATCCGACCCGCACGATGAGCCCGCCTATTACTGTCCGTGCTGGCCGACAGGCTGGCCGGTCGTGGCGCTCCAGGTCGGAATCATCGCATCGGTGGCAGCGGCGTTCTACGCGATCTCCGTGGTGGTGCCATGATCCTCGACGCCATTGATCAACTGGCGCGCGATGTAATTAAGCAGAACGCGTCGAGCAAGTGGGGGCGGTCTGATTACACAAGCCCGATCAGTTCCCAGCAGCTGAGAACGCTTGTTGAGTCCCTCGTGGCAATTCTTCCGGTCGCGAAGGCAGCCCTCGAATGCGAGGAGAGCGAGTACGACCGCTCGTCTTTGCAGGTTCTCGATTCCGCTGTCGGTCGGATGATCGAGGCGTTTGCACTGGAGGTTACGCCATGATCCTCCGTCCGTTCTTCCATTACTACGGTGCGAAGTGGCGCGCGGTTCATTCGGGGCGCTATCCCGAGCCGCAGCACAACCACATCGTCGAGCCGTTCGCAGGCGCGGCCGGCTACGCACTTCACTATCCACTCCGTCGCGTCACTCTCTGCGACCGCGATCCAGTTATCGCCGGCATCTGGCGCTGGCTTATCTCGGCAACGCCCGATGAGGTGATGAGCATCCCGCTCACCGACAACGTTGACGAGTTGCCAGAGTGGGTCCCGCTTGGCGCCAAGGATCTCGTCGGCTTCTCTATGAACGCCGCGACGACATCTCCGCGTAAGACACTATCCGCGGGAGGACTTCGTCTTCGCGAGATGGGGCGAAGGTTCTACGGCTGGACTGCAGAGTGGCGGTGGCGAGTTGCCCAGCAGGTGCCACACATCAAGCACTGGCAGGTTAATCAAGCCGACTACACGTGCCTGAACCAATACCCGATGGCGCCAGCGACGTGGTTCGTTGATCCGCCGTACGTCGACGCGGGCAAACACTACAAGTTCGGCCCCGACGGCATCTCATATACGCGCCTTGCCGAGTGGTGCAAGGCGCTGCCTGGTCAGGTCATCGCATGCGAGCAGAGCGGCGCATCGTGGTTGCCGTTCAAGGACATCGGTTCGATCAAGAGCGGGCCGCGCACCAAGACAAGCGCCGAGGCTGTCTGGATCAAGGAGGCTGCGTGATCGCCGTCATCTGCGCCTGCCTGCTGCTGCTCGTCGCGTGTCAGCGCGATCCCATCTCCTCCAAGCGCCGCGCCTGGCGCCGCGAATCCGACCTCGGCCCGGCGCTGCAACGACGATGGCTCCGACGCTAGAGGAACTAGCCCGCGAGCTCGCCGAGCGCAACTCGCGCTGCGGTCACATCGACGCCGACCGTATCTGTCTGCGCCAACTCAACCACGCTGGCACTCACGAACACGAACGAATCGACCGGGTCATTCCGATCCACTGAAGAAAGAACAAGCAATGTCATACGAAATCAAAGGCACCGTTAAGTCCGTCTCCGCCGTCGAGCAGGTCTCCGAGAAGTTCGCCAAGCGCGAGCTCGTCATCGAGCACGCAGAGAACCCGAAGTACCCGCAGCTGACCAAACTGGAGACGAGCGGCGACCGCAACGCGCTACTCGACGGCGTTAGCGAGGGTGACACCGTGACGGTCCAGTTCGATCTGCGTGGGCGCGCGGGCCGTGACGGTCGCGTCTGGAACACGTTGAACATTTGGAAGCTGAACGTCGACACGAAGGGAGCCGCCCGTTCGGCTCCGAGCGGCAGCGGTAGCGCACAAGACGACATTCCGTTTCGCGCGATCAAGTGAGCCTCGAGTTCGCGCTCCGCAGAACCATTCAGCGCTTAACCGCAGGCGAATCAATCGAGGCAATCAATGACTCAAGACGCACAACAGAAGCAGAAACCGTTCACCCACTGGCGAACTGCCCACAAGCGCCTAAACGCCCACCTCCTCTTCGCCGAGGACATCGGCCCGGTCGGGACCAAGGTTGACGTCGATGTCATCGACGCCGTGATCGAAAAGGTCAAAGGAGAGGATGGCGTCAAGGACATGCCCATCCTGACCTTTGCTGGCGCAAAGAAACGCCTGGGACTCAACGTCGGCAACTCCAAGACGATGGAGACGCTGTGCGACACACCGGACGTTCATCAATGGCGCGGGCCGATCACGCTCGTCGTGATTCGGCGCCAGTACTTCGACCAGAAGACGAAGCAGAACCAGGAGACCGACGCGATCTGCATCGCAAACAAGCGCCCGGCGCCGAAGGTGAAGCCGTGAGCGACGAGACCGATACCGACGTCGAGCAAGCGGACGACTCGCCGATGTCGCTCGACACCCGCTCCCTCCCCATGCGCGCGACCGTGCTCAAACTGATGAGCAAGTCCCCTCTGCACGCGCGCCACGCGCTACTGCACCAAACCGACCAGACGCTATCTCAGCGCCTTGGCACGGCAGAGCATGCGCTGCTGCTCGGCGGCGCGGAGGTTCGCATCGCGGACGGACTGTCGGGCAAGTCAGACGACGCGGCCAGGTCCATCCGTGCCGGCGAACCGATCGCGGTCTACGACGGCGCGACCCGCCGCGGTAAGGCGTGGGACTCGTTCGCCGCCGAGAACGC